CAATCAAATATTCATGCTTTGAATTTATAAATTTTGTTCGCTCATCTGAATCTAAAAATACATACTCTACAAGAAGGAAACATTTTTTGATATTTAAATCAAGCCTTGGAAATCTTGATGTGTATTCTTTCTCATTTATCTTGGGCATTACTTTATATTGAGTTTTTGTACCAACAATATGATACTTGTCAAATTGTGATAAATTTTCTCTTATTAATTGTCTTCCAGTCGCGACGCTATTATCTTCTAATGTGTAAGATACTGATCTAAATTTTTCTGTTGAAATCTTATTGTAATATAATCTATGGGTTAATTTATCAAAATACATATATTGGCCAATAATCTTCTCTGACCCTATCGTTTGCTCTATATATTCAAACGGTTCAAATTCCACAATATCGTTGTAAATAATTATGTAGTTTTTTGGTGAAGTAATATAAACATGATTTGCTTGATTCAGTTCTAAATTAACTCGAACCTCACTATATTGTAAGGCTATCAAAGGAAGTGCTAGACCTGCCTTCCTACAAAACCAAAATTCAAGTGGTATGTATAATCTGTAAGCATCCTTTCCATTTGTGAAACTAGTTAGTTCATCTATGTTTCCTATCATCTTATTAAGCCCCCTTGAATCACCATTTGTTAATTCTGCCCAAATTTCCATCCACTCTCCATAATGTCTATCAACAACTTGTCCTGCTATTTCTATATCAATACTCTTTATTAGCGCATACCCTAGCTTCCTTGCCCATGCTATTTTTAGCCTGTTACTAACTTCACCATTCTCAAGAAATACTGGTATATGTGGCATATCAACAACCAGATACATTTTTCTCAGAAGATCACCAGACTTTGAAATAATTGCAGAAGTCCTATTGCCAAAATTTGGATCCGTTGAAAATTTCTGGGGTATTGTTTCTATAGAAAAGTTAGTATGTCTCCTGTACACAACCTTAAAAAAAGTTATCTGAGGATCTTTAGTTAAAAATATATCCTGAACTCCGTAAGCAACTAGCTGTATTATTCCTCCGGTCATATATGTATGTATGAATATTTTTTTTATATTAGGCCGCAAAAAAATGAAAAAACATTGCTTAATTTTATTTTTTAATCTTTTTAATATGTCAAATAATCTTCTTATCTACATTATTCGTCATGGTAGAACTGAAAAGAACTTTAAGAAGGCAACATGTACTGAATCAATTAATGATACTAATTCAAAACTAGATCATATAGGAAGACTTCAGGCGATTCTTGTTGGACAGTTCTTCTACAATAATGAATCTGCTAGAAAATTAGTTGGCATATATACGAGTCCAAGATTAAGGACTTTACAAACAGCAGAGCTAATTATGACATATGCAGGTAAAGATATTGACATTTCAACAAAAGATGTTCTTAAAAAAAAATTCTCATCTAAGGAGTACACTCCTGAATCTTTAAAAGAGAGAAAGGATGAACTTAGAAATCTGTTACTAAATATTTATGAAAAATATAAAGATACCAATGGTTGCGTTGCATTAATTACACACAATCATATCATTAATCTTCTACATGCAATGTACACAAATAGTTCTGATAAATTTAAAGTCGATAATTGCTGTATAAACTGTCTTAAAATATCAAATGGAAATATTGAGCCAGTTTTTTGGGATAAAAAGATTAAGCAAGAATTTGTACTTGTATAAAATACTATTCCTCTAATTTTTTCTTGAATTCTTTCAATTTACTTCTTTCATCTTGTGTTAATTTTTTTAAAGAATGACCAATGTACTTATCAGTTAAGCCATCAATACTAACCTTTAACGGTTTATAACCACATTTTTCTATTATTTTATTAAATGAACACATTAAATCTTTTCCCTCTTTTGTATATTCACCATTCATACAATACTCATCAAAAAGTTGTGGGTTAGAATCTTTTAAATTTCTCAAATATGCTTTTGCTTCTTCTAATTTATATCTTAGGCTCCTTGTTTTTGAACTTGTTGTTTTCCATTTGTAGTCTCCAACCTCAACCGTAAATCTTTCTCCATGTGAACCATTTGGTTTTAAATACCAAACATAAGTTGGTAGTTCACTAGCTTTTATTCCACTTGAAGTTGGGAGATCAATTGTTCTCTTCTTCTTCTTAAAATTCTTATTCTTATCCTTATTGTTACTATCATACATAAGATTTACTCTCCTGTTATCTAAACCATTATTGTTAATATGGACTATAGGGTGATGCTCACGAGCAGTCTTTTTGTCCCTGTGGATAAGTGCCATTACCACATCATGGATAAATATTTCCTTTCTCGTATCATCTACACTATGATTACATGATATAAAATTACTACTTGTACACTTCCAAGTTTTATTAAGTTTATTTATATATTTGAAATCACTGTAGTCAAGTAGTACAGGTTTCATTTCGTCCTTGCACTTTACTTCCATAACAGTGTACTTTTTTCCTTTATAAGACACAGTTTTATGCTTTAGTGTCATATATATAATAATTAGAAAAAATACTCAAAAATAAACAACCTAAATTTTTAATTAAAAAATTGAAATATCTATTCTATGAAATATGTATTAAAATTGGGTCACTAGACGCCAAAATGACAAACACAGGTGAAAATTATGGACTTCCAATCTCCTCCAAGTTCTCAACTTGGAAGGTTGCAGATACCCCTCTACTCTATCTTATCGTTGCAGCCAACGAGCATCTCCAGTTTCTGGAGAGTCTCGAGGCTCCGAATGCGATGGAGCGAGGACTTCGTGATGGTCTTCAAGCATCAACAATCCCGAAGCTTGCAGAAACAGTTCGTGAATTTTGTACGGCGAATCCCTACGATGAACTTTCTGAGCAACATCAGAAGGTCATGAACTGCATCTATCGTCGCCTCAAGTATCCTGTCAACAAGACATTTGCCTCTCAAAGCATCTTGTCATCCGATAAGATCATGATCGGAGCAGTTTGTGCAGCAATTGACCAGCGGTTGGAATTTGTCAACAGCAAGTTGTACACAATCAACAAGAAGACAAAGGAGGTGATTGTTGAGTACAATGGTGTTTCATCATCGTGGATATGTGACACTTTTGCTCCGTTCATTGATGAGATTACTGATCTTGCAAATGGACTTACAAGCAATGTGAGGCAGGTGATCACCGCAGCAAAGCAGGCAGCAAATGAGGAAATGGAGCAGAAGCGTGCAACTCAACAGGCGCCAATTCAACAGGCACCAATTCCCGGTGTTGTTAACATCAATGGATGCATGTTCGTAGTTGCACAGACACCTCAGGGACCCGCATATGTTCCAATTATGCCATTTGGACCAGGACAGATGCAAAGTGCTTCAAGCTAAAGTATTGATTGTCTAGTTTTTTTAATTGTTTTTAGTTTGTTTATGAAGTGTATGCACAACCTGCCATCCCACTAATAAATCTAAGAATATTGTTGTTTCTAACATATACTCTTACATTTAATACTTTTGAGGGATCTGATGCAATATCGAAAACTGTTTCATCAAAATCTAAGTACATTATCGCATTAGATAATCTGCTCATATTGCACTGCCCTGCAGGTTGATGATTTATCGGCTTCAAACTAAATGAGTAGACATTTATCCCATCTGATGGAGTTTTATTATAATATGCATATGGTTGAACATAGTTGAAATAGTTTCCATCTTTTTTCTCAACGCGAATATGTCCATTAAAATCAATTTGAGCATATTTTACAATATTTCCAGAATATTCATCTACAGATGTAACTATTCCAGTATACTCATTAGTTGTTGCGGTTGTAGTTTTCGTCGATGTGTATTCATGCCACTTGCATTCAGTAAACCCGTCATTATTTTCAATATAATCCACTTGCTGTGCAACCCATATAATCTCTTTTGAAGGATGATTAAAGTCAAGAAGTGCTTTGAGAGAAGATATGTTTACATTTGTAAACTCTCTAACTTGAACTTGTTCAATTAAATATTCGTGAGAGGATTGTGCAAACCTTCTTCTTTCACTGGATCCTAAATATATATAATCTATAAGCAAGGAAGCTTCTAAATATATTCCATCATCGTCAGTTAATTCATCTAAATATATGTCTTGATCACGAGAATCTAGGTATATTAATTTACCATATGGTTCATTTTCCATGTATGCACAGTCTACAAAATTCCTAAACTTTACATCAATTGACACTTCATGGTATTGTAAAGATATTAATGGTAATGCTAATCCCATATCTCTACAGAACCAGAACTGAAGAGGAATATACATCGTGTAAGATGGTTTCTCCTCTTTATTAAATGTTGTTAGTTCTGGTACGTTGCCTATTATTTTATCGTAAAGTGCTTGGGTATTTATATCTCCAGTAAGCTCATTCCAAATATTTAACCAATCTCCATATTGTTTATCTATTGTTCTTCCACCTATATTAATCTGTATATAGTCCAAAATAGCATGACCTAATTTCTTTACCCA